GAATACAGGTCATGATCCAGCAAGAAATCTGGAACATTTTTATCAACGATTGCCTGAGCGATTCCTTCTGCGATTGCAGTCTTACCTACGCCCGGATCACCGACCATCAGCACGTTTGACTTGAAACGCTTTGCAAGCACATTGATGATGTCATTGATTTCAGTAGCACGACCAATTACCGGCTCAATCTTTTCATTACGAGCAAGCTGAGTAAGATTGGTAGTGTATTCTTCAAGAATTTCGTCGGCTTGTGTTTCGGTGAGTTTCGTGTTTCCTGCGCCACCCTTGTATGTTTTTTCCCAATGACGGAAAAATTCATTCTTAGTAACACCATACTTGAGCAAGAAGTAGTGGGCATGGGAATTGTTTTCAGATGCAATAGAAAGATACAAATCAAGAGTAGTTACTTGACGACGACCATTGAATAGAACCTGCGTAACCGAACGGTTCATTACGCGCTCAAGAGTATTAGTCTTGCGTGGACTAAAGTTGGGGTCTTTTGTTTCAATTGCATGAAGAGAATTGATGTATGTTTCAACTTCATCTACCATGAGGTCAGTGTCAACGTTGAAACTGTTCAAGCACTTCTTGAAAGGAGGATGAGTGATTAGCGCAAGTAGCAAATGTTCTACGGTGCAATATTGATGCTGTCTGGTCTTTGCGCTTTCAATTGCACGTTCAATAATATTTTCAATTTCTGGAGAGGTTTGCAATTTGTTATCCTTTAGTTAGTTTGGTTGCGCTTGATACTTTCAATAATATCATCGGCAATTATATCAGGAATTGTCGGTTTTAGCAAGAGAATTTGATCACCATGTTGTCCATTTTGTGTAGGCATTCCATATCCGGGTATTCTAATCTGTTGATATGGCTGAGTCCTTGGACTAATAGCAACTTCAAGTTTCTTCCCACCAATCGTATTCACCTCTACAGAGGTTCCTACAATCAGATCAAGCACTGATATCGAGAGATTTGTATAAAGATCATTTCCTTTACGATCAAAATGCAAATCTGGCTGCACGATAAATTCAACGATTAGAGTTCCATCGTCTATTAGATTCTCATACCGCATTTGGTGTCCTGAGTCAACACCTTTTGGAACCTTTATATTGATGAGTTTTGTGCCAGTAGGTGTTGCGGCCTGCAGGAAATGATCGGCACCATTATATGCATCTAAGAGAGACACAGTGACTCTCGTGCGATACATTGGCTTCTGTGGTTGCCTCGCCGCACCATGGTGCATTTGGTGACCAAATAACTGACTGAACAAATCATCAACGTTAAAGCCATTAGTATGGAAATTAAATCCACCCGGTGCACCATTAAACTGAGGCTGGGGATTATCATATGATGCTTTTTTAGCAGGATCACTTAATGTTTCATATGCATTGCTAATTTCTTGAAACTTTTCAAGATTACCACCCGGCTTATCGGGGTGATGTTGAACTGCTAATTTGCGGTACGCTTTTTTGATTTCTTCCGAAGTGGCATCACGAGAAATGCCTAATGTGTTATAATGATCCATATTCAGATACTAACATATCAGGCACTGAGTGTCAACAATTATGTTTTAACGAATTCCACCAAATCCGTTTGGCATGCTTGGGTTAGTTAAACCGGTTGGTGCTGGCGGAGCAGAAGGCGTGATTCCGGTTAAGGCTGAGGTGGTTGTTGATGCATTTGATACGCCTTGAATCTTTTCTTGAGTACGCCCATATGCAGCGATACCAAGAACCGCACCCATAGAAAGATGAAACAATCCAGCACCTTGAAGGGTAAGTGGTTGCCACTGTACGTTTACAGCGCCATGTGCGTATGCCTGAACTATTGACCACAAAATAGGCGCAATAACAAAGTCAAATACGCAAACTGCCATATACATCCATCCCATTACTGGACGCCATTTTTTATTGATCCAGTCTTCATTAGTATTGGCAACGAGTACGTCAGCGCCTTGTGCGGCATTATTGCCCGCGCCCGTTAAGTTGCCCTGAACAACTACACCCATCCCCATGCCTGTCTGTCCACCGCCCATAGAGCCGCCCATACCCATGGAACCACCCATACCAAGTCCACCAGACATACCCATGGAACCACCCATGCCCATGCCTGATTGCGTGACGCCTATTCCAACGGACATGCCACTGCCCATGCTGGTAGATGTTTGATTGTAAGCGGTATTCATTTGTTGCATATGTTGAAACATATCCGGATCACTAGTCATTGATGCAACATGTTCATCGTTTTTTCCAACAATCTGCATGTGCTCATCTTGATTTTTATTGGCTAAAGCAGCAGGCTCTGATGATGGCTTAGGAGAAACATCCTCATCATCATCCGGATTTCCATCATCATCTCCATTTGATTGATCATTTAATGAAGGAGTTGGTGAAAGAGCACCGTTCTGTAAGGAATTATCTGTAGTTGGGTTTCCTTGGGACAAATCTTGATTATCGGACATGTAATTACATTCCTGCCATTGCTTTTAAATTTTTGATGTATTCATCATTGGTATGACCGGCAGTAATTGGCTCAATACCTGCCAGTTCGCGAATTTCATTTAACTTCTCGTCTGTTTCACGAGCAGTTTTATATTCATTGGGATTGAGAATCATTTTTTTAGCAATAATTTCAGGGTCCGCATCATAATCGTCTCCTTGTATATCAACTGTCCAATCTTTTAGTTTAAATCCGGTTAAGGTTTCCAGATCAGAAAGAATATTACAAATTCTCTCAGGAACTTTCATTCTACGATCCATTTCTACAAACACCATATATTTGCCTGGTTCAATTTCACCATCGCTAACGCTGGCATCAAGCACAAAATCATACCCGCGTTCAAACCATGTTACTAAATCATCTGCTGCCAATTCAGAATGAACAATAAAAGCCAATGTAACAATATCAGCATCACTGCCTATTTTTGCAGCGTATTCATCAATTGATATTCTGTCGGCTATTTGCCCTTCCATATCCATGAAATCTAAATTTTCAGTGATAATAGCCATAATTAAACCTGCATTCCCATCGCGCCTACATTTTGATTTTCATCCTGCATGGTATCGGGACCACTTTCTGGTGAATCCATTTTGTCTAAATCTTCATTGTATGCATCTTCAATGTCTGACAAGTCAATTGATTGGTCAGCAAGGTCAATTGATCCTTCCTTGATGTCATTCATAAGTTCAATTGGGATTCTAATTTCAACAAACCAAACTTTTCTATTATGCATTTTTGGATAACGTGTGCCCGGAACGAAGTCATCATAATCTTTGACTTCTATTGGAACTTCAACTTCTGATTTACCAAAAGTAACTTTACACCCCACGGACTCTAATCTCAGCGCGCCTCTTGGGTCTGGCATAAGTTTATATGGCCACATAAAAATACATTTACATGAATATCTTCCTACTTTGGGACCATCCACCAATTCGCCAATAATCCAATTTTTGTATGCATATAGGTCTGCTTCGTCCAAGCATCTCTCAAAATCAAGTAATGTGGACATTGCACCATCACTCATATACACATTTTTGATGGTATCAACAATACTTACGAAGTTGACATCGTTGAAAAATTTATCTGCTGGAAGACTGCTCATCTAAGTATTAATCCACTTTGTTATGACTATTTATCATCTTTGTGTAAATGTGATTAGTATTTATCTTAGCAAACTAAATTACACTTGCCGATAGTTTACTCGTTTTCCCGCTCTAAGTAAGTCTGAGATACAAGTGTATTTCAAGAATGGTGTATCAAATTAGGAGAACCACGTGACTAAACGCAAAACAAGCGCCCTTAGACAAAAAGACACCCGATCAGGAAGAAGATATCAAGAAACTGAAGGTAAAGTATTTTACACTAAAGAATCAAAGACTATTGACTTCACTCAATCCCAACCCAAAAAGCAAACTAAACCAGTAGAGTTAGTGCCTCAGAGCATAAATCAGGAAAAATATATCATCGCATTGACAGACCCTGAAACAGACATCGTAGTGGTTAGTGGGCCAGCGGGAACCGGAAAGACATACCTTGCTATGTTAGCAGCAATCAAAGCAATGAGACAAGGAGACTGTGATAAAATATTACTTACAAGACCAGCAGTAGCTGCGGACGCAGAACAACATGGATTTTTACCAGGAGATTTAAACGCAAAAATGGAACCTTGGGTAAGACCGTTGTTTGATGTTATGCGTGAATATTATAGTGTCACTGAACTAGAATATATGATAAAGGAACAAATAATCGAGATTGCCCCCTTGGCATTTTGTAGAGGGAGAACATTTAAAAATGCGTGGATCATATGTGACGAAATGCAGAATTGCTCGCCACACCTGATGAAAATGATAATGACTAGAATTGGTGAGGGCAGTAAGTTAGTCATTACAGGCGATACCAAGCAGGCAGATAGAAAAACACCAGACAATGGATTGTTGGACCTTATATATCGCGCACAATCACACACTGTTCCTGGAATGACATTTTGCGCATTTGATAATAGAGATATTAGAAGACATGAAATCATCACACATATTTTAAAACTATATGGAGAAGAATAAATACATTATATAAGGGTCGCGGGAGTGCAGTCCCCACCCTATCTAACGCTATTAAGAAGCAATCAGCATGACTATTTATCTATACAAAAAAACCCACAACAAAACCGGATTAAAGTATCTTGGGAAAACTGTCCAAAACCCATATAAATATAAGGGATCAGGTAATGATTGGATTCCTCATATCAAAAAATACGGATATGATGTCACTACTGAAATTCTTAAAGAGTGTCTGACAGTTGAAGAATTAAAGCATTGGGGCCTTTATTATAGCGAATTGTGGAACGTCGTTGAAAGTGATGAATGGGCCAACCTAAAACC